AATTTAGCGGGTAACCGATTCGCTGCGATAGGAACTAATAAATGCCTTTATATTTATTATGAAGGTGCAGTCTATGATATCACCCCTTTAGACAGTGGTCGTCAACAAACGAGCGTAAGCTTTAGTTTTAATTCTACAACCACAGTTACCCTTACAACGTCCACGGCCCACGGAGCAGACTCTGGAGATATTATTTTATTAAGTAGTGTTTCAGGAGTAACCGCTCTTGGCGCAGGATTTACTGATGCAGATTTTGAAGATAAACTATTTGAAGTAACTGACACTCCAAGTGCTACAACCATGGAAATTACTATGGGTTCCGCTGCTACTGGAACAGCTTCGGGAGGATCCACCACAGTTGATTTTTATTATGTGATTGGACCGATCAGCCAGGGATATGGTTATGGCTGGGGTACGAATACTTTTGGTGGAATTACTACACCAACAACTCAAACAACTTTAAATGGGGCTCTCCTGAATGACACGGCAGGCACGGGAGGAACTGGAACTGATATTGATTTAGTTTCTACGTCAGGATTTAATAGTTCCGGAACGATCTTAGTGGAAAGTGAATTGATTACTTATACAGGAATTACCAGCAATACTTTAAACGGAATTACACGAGGAACTAACGGGACCTCAACAGCTTCTCATTCTAGTGGAACAATTACTTACGACGCCACTAACTATGTGGGTTGGGGAAGCGCCAGTACGAATTCAAATATTGTAATTGAACCAGGTCAATGGAGATTGATTAACTATGGAGAAGATTTAATTGCCTTGGTCCACAATAAAAAAATGTTTAAATGGGAACCCTCTATTCCTAACTTAGATGTTAGAGCTGTTCCTATTAGTGGAACTGAGGTTCCTACAGCCTCGCGAGATCTTGTGTTATCCACACCGGATCGTCACTTAGTGGCTATCGGAACGGAAACAACTTTACAAACTTCTTCTAGTCAAGATGATATGTTTGTAAGATGGTCTAATCAAGAAAGTACAACGGAATGGACACCAACCGCTACCAACACAGCAGGTAGTCAAAGACTCACTGATGGATCTAAACTCATCGGAGGTATTGTAGGAAAGACAGCCGTCTATATTTGGTCGGACACAGCCATGTATACGATGAAATTTATTGGTCCACCTTTAACTTTTGGTTTTACTCAAGTAGGAACCAACTGTGGGATGTCAAGTCAACACTCAGCGGCCGAAGTAGATGGTATTGCGTATTGGATGGGACCTACAGGATTCTATAGATTTAATGGTGGTCGAGTTGAATTGATGCCATGTCTAGTGGAAGACTATGTCTTTGAAGATATTAATACCTCAGCTAATCAACAGATTCATGTGGCTGTTAATGCTCTCTTCGGAGAAATCACTTGGTTTTATCCAAGTTCAGGATCTGATTATGTAGATCGTTCAGTGACATATAATTATTTAAACTCAACTCCAGAGAATCAAATATGGACTACTTCTTCTTTAGCTCGTTCTACATGGACGATTGAAGGAGTTTTTAGTAAACCTTATGCAACTGAATTTAAATCAGGCGTAGCTCCTACGTATCCAACAGTGGTGGGAGTATCAAACGGAGCCAGTTATTATTGGGAACAAGAAAAAGGAACCGATGAAGTATTCTCTGATGGAACAACTAATGCGATTGCAGCTTATGTTGAATCAGGAGACTATGATATTAGTCGACAAGAAGGTCTACAAGGACAAGGAGAATTTATGATGAGAGTATCTAGAATTATTCCAGACTTTGGATCACAGACCGGGAATGCAAAAGTTTATTTAAATGCTAAAGCTTTCCCAAGTAGTTCTGCTGTCTCTACATCTTATGTAGTAACCACTTCTACGACTCAAGTTCATACTAGAAAACGAGCAAGACAGATTGCTCTTAAGGTAGGGAATGTAGGGACTGGTGAACACTGGAGAATGGGTACTTTTAGATTAGATATTCATGCAGGAGGCAGAAGATAATGGCAAAGATAGCAGAAGTTATAGCGGATATTTTAGGACCGGAATTTAATAGAGACAATGTCCAAAACTTGGCTGATAATTTAAGTTCAGTAGTTCAAAAATTAAATACGACTTATCAGAAACAATTAACAGATGAATACGAAGCCTTTACTTTATTCACCAGTTAAGATAAAATATAGGAAAAGAAGAAATGGCTAATACATATAAAAATTCTATCAACACAGTTGCAACTACAAACATTCAAACCGTTTATACGTGCCCAGCTGAAACAGTTGCTCTCGTTAAATCTGTTGCTGCTTATAATGCTCATGCATCAGCAACGGCGGATTGGACTTTAACTTTATATGATTCAAGTGCAACGGCTAATGTCGTTTATGCGAAAGCCGCTAGCACAGCAGCTGCGGGAAAAGTAGAATTCTTAGAAGGAGATTCAAGCACCGTTTTAGTATTAGAAGAAAGTGATGCTATTAAATTTACAACAACTGTAACAACCGCTAATGTAGTTATTAGTGTCTTACAACAGGATAGAACATAATGTCATTTAAAGAAAAAGGAAAAATTATTGGTCACGTTAATATTGATGGAGAAATGATTCCTAAATATAGAGGGGAAACCGAAGTGACTTTAATTAATAAAAAAACAGGACAGGAATATAATTCAGATAAAGAAGCTGAAGATGATATTGCTAACCCTGCAACTGATACAGTGAAGGAAGATATAAGGAGAGATGTTAAGGTTACCGTTCCTAAATTAGTGATGGGATCTGGTACTCTTAAAAAATAATGGAACCAAAAGGTGGAACAGAACTTCAGTTCGATGAACTTAAGAAAAGACTCCCAGAACATTATTGGGAAAAAATTAATATTACCACTTCCGTTCCTGAAAAAACTCCTCTTCAAAAAGGTAAACTAAATATTTTATGGATAAAAAATTCTTATGACCAACCCAATGTTAAACCCTGGTTTGAAAAACCGGAGAACCATATTAAATATGATTGGTATATTTTTAATTCTCATTGGACTTTTGAAAAGTATAGGCTTTATTTTAACGTTCCTACTTCTCGTTGTCGTGTTATCAAAAACGCCTTACCCACTCGTCAATGGTTACAAAAAGCTATCTATAAAAAAGATCAGCCCTTAAGATTAATTCATTGCTCTACTCCCTGGAGAGGATTGAATGTCCTTTTAACCGCTATGCATTATGTTAAACATAGAGATATTCAACTCGATGTTTATAGTTCTACTCAACTTTATGGAGATGAATTTAAAAAGATGAATGATAAACATTATGAACCTCTTTATGAACATGCCAAAAAAATGGATAATGTTAATTATCTAGGTTATTCCCCTAATCCAAGTTTAATTACTGCCATGCAAGATACCCATGTCTTTGCCTACCCTTCTATCTGGGAAGAGACGTGTTGTATTTCTGCTCTTGAAGCTATGGCTGCAGGAAATATTCCTTTGGTCACTAATTTTGGAGCGTTGCCCGAGACGTGTGGAGACTATGGATTTTATGTTCCTTATGATACCAACCCTCAAACGTTAGCCCGAGAGTACGCTGCTTATCTAGAATATATTAAAAGAATTTTACCTACTGAGGCTATGCAACAACAAATAGAAAATCAAAGACAGCATTTTATTCATTTTTATAGTTGGGATCAACGTATTAAAGAGTGGATAGCTTTTTTAAATAATGCCCTTCAAGCAAAAGGAATTTCTCATGAAGCCGGGTGAAGGTATTCTAACTGAAGAAGCTTTTAAAGGTCCTAAACTTCATCCTCAAAACACTATTGATGGAACTAAACTATTGGACCAGCCTGACATTAAGACTTTAGAAAATTCTTTATTTATAGTGACTCCATGTATGGGGACACTCATGTTATCTTACGTTAAATCTTTATTAGAACTTCAAACCATTTGTTTTCACAAAAGTATCTCTACTAAAGTTCATATGGTTCAATCGTCTTTGGTTACTCAAGGAAGGAACTTATGTGTGCAAGCTTTTTTAAATTCCCATATGTCTCATATGTTATTTGTAGATTCAGATATTGAATTTGATCCTACTTCTATTCCTACTATGATGGACTTTGATAAGGATATTGTTTTAACTCCTTACCCCATGAAGGTTTTTAATTGGGACAAGGCTAGAAAGGTAGCTCAAAAATCAGGGAAACCTATTGAAGAATGTCCTCATCTTTATTGTATAGATTTTCCCGATAATAATAATATTGAAAGTAAAGATGGATTAGTTGAAATTGTAAAGGGACCGGCCGGCTGTATGTTGATTAAAAGAACTGTCTTTGAAAAGCTTATTAAGGCTTATCCCAATAAAAGAATCAAACAAACACAACTTATTAACGGTCTGATGGCCACCAGTGAAAACATTTATAACTTCTTCGATACCTATTTTGACCCCATTACTGGGGACTTTTTAGGGGAAGACTATGCCTTCTGTAAACTCTGGACCGACATCGGGGGTAAAATATATGCTAATGTAGACGCCTATATTACGCACTATGGAACCCATGGTTTTCGTGGAAGATTCATTGACGAAGGCAAAAAAGTAAAGTAATAATATAGT